ACCGTCGGTCAGCTTGTAGACGTTGACACCGGCATACGACGGTTCGGCGTAACGGAACAGGCGGCCAGCAATCGAGTCATCGTCGCGTTCCGCTGGCGCTATCTCGGTCGTAGACGGCGTGCGGAACAACAGCAGTTTGACGACCGTAGTGCTGCTCGTGCCCGTACCAGATGCCGAGGCGGTGCGCTGTGCGACACGAGCCGAAACAATCTCCCTGCCACCCGAACCTGATGCGGTGGCGATGCGGAAACGGGTGATGAGTTTGACAACCAGCGACGAGCCTGCACCCGACCCTGTGGCGGTGCGTGGCGCGATGTGCAACTGGCTGACACTCGACCCGCCAGCCCCTGCCGCCGTAACGGTACGTGCACGGGTAACTTCACCATCAACCGTGGATGCCCCTGAGCCTGCTCCAGATGCGGTGCGAAGCACGACACGCAACCCCGTGGCGCTAGATGACCCGGTTCCTGATGCTGAACCCGTGTACGCACGAATGACGTTGCGCTGTGCGTCAGAACCCCCCGCGCCCGCCGCCGTCGCCGTACGGGGTGCGATGTGCAAACCAGTCGCACCACCCCCAGTGGTACCCACACCACTCGCAGTAGCGGTCCTGCCGACCACCCTCTCACCCTCAGCCGACGAACCACCCGCACCAGCCGCAAGTGCCGTACGCTTCGCCACCAGCACAGTAGAAGTCGATGACGACCCTGACCCTGAACCTGTGGCAGTACGCAACGATAGAACTAGACGTTGCGCAGTTGACGACCCTGTACCTGCTGCTGAAGCAGTACGGTCAACGACGACTAGGCCGCGATAGAAACCCTGCGTCGTCTTGAACGGCGAAGCAAAATAGACGACCTTGCGGTACGCATAGTTCGGTACTTCCTCAAACTCCCGAAACCCAGGAGTGTCGGTGAACCCGAAAGAAAAGTCGGTTACTCCAGTAGCCATGTGGCTACCTTAGTTAGTCAAGCGTCAGCGTAAGCGACGTAATCTGAAAGGTGTCGCCTGCGGTGACAGCGGCAGAAGATGACAGCGCACCTTTCCACAGGCAGTTGCCAGCAGTCGAGTTGTCCCACAGCGAAAAATGCGAATAGGTTTCCGTGGTGGAAACATTTGTCCACTCAACGGTTGCAGACGAAGCCATTGAACCGCTTGACGCAGCAGAGAACGTAACTGCCTGGCGGGTCGTCTCCGTTGCGGCGTTCGACGTGCCAGCCTCACCGGGGTCACCAGTGTGCAATTTCACGTAGACGTTGCTCACCGAGAACGACTGGTTGCGCAACGTGTCAAGAAGTTTGTTCTCGGCGTAGTTGGAAATACCGGACATCAGTTACCTCGCATCAGATGATAGCAAAAAGAAACGGGGGGCCGGGCCAGGGGATGAAACCCGACCCCCCGCGTTCTCAGTTATCTTCCTGAACTAATCAGGAAGCGTTGGCCCCAATGCTCGAGGCGGCTTCGATACGGCGTAGCGACGCTTCGCGGAAGCGAGCGTAACCACCGAGCCAGTACCAACCAACAGGCTGGAAGCGCTGGAGCACGTCAACCACCGGGCCGCGAACGACGCGTGGGAACGGTCCATTGCCGTCAACGATTGAGTGTGCCTTTGCGAGCGCCTGGCGACCACAGATGTGGGTCGCGTAGACGTCAATGTTGCCGGCTGCACCAGCACCATCCGAGGCATTGGTGAAAATCTTCGCACGCGGCGTCTCAATGAAACGCACGCCTTCGAAGGCACCAATCTCGCCGTTGTAGATGTTGGCCGGGTCGCTGTACACGTGCGGGTCGCGCCATGAAGCAACACCCGTCTCACGACGGAGGTCGTACGACACGTCTGGGTGAATGAAGCCCATGTACATGCCGTTGAACGACACCGCGTTCGCCTTGCGAAGCGCAGCAACGACTTGGCGGACGTCATTGGCCTCGATGATGTCCGAGGTCTCAACGGTCGTACGCGATGACGGGGTGGTTGCACCGCCGCCACCATAGATGACGTTGGTGCCAGCGGCAAGAACGTCACGAATGACGCCATCGATGCTGATGCCAGCGTTGTAGCCGACGACGTTTGCCGCCGCTGCATCCACGTCGAGGAACGACGTACCACGCAACTTGGCGGTCGTGTTCACCGCGTTGCCGTACTCGGCAAGGGTGACTTCGACCTGGCTATCACCCATCGCCACTGGAGTGACGTCGGTGTCTTCAGTAAGGGTCGAGGTCTTTTCATCCAAATCGTTGAAGATGGTGAACTTGACGCTCGAACCGGGCATTGCTTGTGCGACGGGCATCACGTCTGCAACCGCGTCGAACAGAAGTTCGCTGCGGAGTGCGAAGTACGCAATCCTGTCAAATGCAACCTGGTCTGTGAGCAGGCTGCTCTGTTGTGTCTTGGACATTACCTGTTATTGCTTTCCCCCGACAGGCACGGGGGCCTGCGGGCTAGATGTTTTGTGCTTGCTCTCTCATTTGCGCAAGTAGATGCATCACTTCGTCCTGATTGCGAGTTGAGTTAAACTTCTTCACCCAATCGACCTGGTCGTCAGTTTGCTCGCCAGCGGTGCTCGCCCTCTGAAGTCTGGCCCAAGCCCTTTTCTCGGAATCGTCCACTACTTCTTTCGGTTGCTGCTGCTGCGGTAAGAGGTTCACCTCTTGTGCTGCCGCCCTAATCGCTTCGGCTGAGACCTCGCCGTCGTAACCCTTGATGAAGTATTTGGCCTGTGGGGCATTCACATCAATGCCTGCCTCAGCGAAAGCCATCTTCCTCTTCAGGGATTCAAACTCTTGCGCTTGCTGCCGGAGAAGTTTGTTCTCCTGCTCCACCTTTCGAAGGTGTGCGCGTACGGGGTCTTTGGTTACCGTTTCGCTCGTCTCGTCACCGAACTCATCGTTGACATCTGACATGTGCTCACTCCGTTCTGCCCACTTCCGGGTGGAGGACCCAGAAGGCTGCGTACACCCTTTTTGCTGAGGTCGGGGCGGGGGAACCCGACAAACAAACAATACACCATAGGGGTGCTTATGTCAAGGAACTACTGTGCCGTCCCCGCACCAGTTTCGGTCGTGCCTTGTGTGGCTCCGGTAGTTGACGCAAATCGTCCACCGCCCTGGAATTGAGAGCGACGAAGAGCGACTCGTTCCGCCAAGCGTTTTTGGGCCATCGGGTTATAACCAAATGCCGCACCAAGTTGTTCTTCAAGGTCCATGGTTTCTTCGCCGGGAAGCGCTTCGTAAAGACCTCTTTTTTGAGCCATTGCCCCGAATGTTTCAAAAGCCTGCGCTTCCGAAATGCCACGAGAAGCCAACTCTTCTGCGGTGCCAGAGGTCAACTGAATGCCTCCCTGCTCTTTCCCGCGGGCGGCAAGCCTTGCGGCCTCTGCCCTTCTGGTTAGAACAGGCATGGCTTCCTCTGGGTTCAAGAAGTATGCGGCAAGGTCGGCGTCATTGACTTGGTACAGTTGCAACATCTGGGCTTTTGTTGCCGGGTCTGCCTCCCTGACCCTTCTGTACCCCTCAGAGATTCTTGATTGTAGTTCTCGCGCAGAGACATCTCCGCCAATAAGGTTTTCCAAAATGTCGCTTCGGTTGAAATAGGCATCCATCCCGTTCGCCTTCATGACCTCGCGATAGGTGTTCTCCATTTCAACATAGGTTCCCGGGGTTAGTTCGCTGAGTTTGTTTGCCACGCGCTTTGCGTTGGCGGCAAACCTCTTTTTGTATGCCTCCGTCTCCCTGAGGGAAAACAGCACCGCACTTTCTGATGTGACACCGCGAGCCATTATGTCGGTGATGTAACTCTCAAGCGATTCGAGCCCATATTTTTTGAGATAGGTCATGATTAGTGCTTTTGAATCTTGGTTGACTACGCTTGCGGCACCATCATCATCATCGCCATCGGTGGCGATTGCGGCAGAGATTTGCTTAGAGATGTCCTGAAGCGAACCAAATACGTCCTCGTAGGAAAACGTTCCGGCAATGAACCCTCGAATGTTTTCTTGTGCGTACCCAATGAGATTTCTTGCCCTTGGGTCATTTTGGCCAGACAATGCCGCAAAATAGTCATTGAGAGACCCAAGCAATTCTGGATTCGTCCCGTAAAAACGCGGCTTTTTGCCCCCACCCGGCTCTTCCGTTGATGTTTCCGGGTCAGCAAATGGGCCCTCTTCTAGCGGGGGAAGATTGAACTTGTCGTACCTGACACGATTTGCGCCTTTGCCCTCGTACCGAGAACTTGTTTTTACCCTTGTTCCCGTGTTGGTGTCTTCTGCTGCCCCCATGTCGACGTCTTCAAATGAGCCGTCGTCGTAAAATGCGCGACGAACCTTACGCCCATTGATAACCAAATCCTCAACCCTGACGAGGGCCTTGTCGCCACTTGGCGGCTTGCTTGGTCTGAAGGTATCTGGTGGGGGCGGAACGTTGGTGCGGTTGTTGTTTGTCCCGCCACCACCCTCGGAGTCAATAAATGCCATGCTCATTGGACGAGGCCCCAGTTCTTTTCAAGCATGTTGATGAGGTTCATTGCCTGATTTTTTGCAGCCCTGGTTTTGGTCCATTCATAACGCGGGTCGCTCCTGAGAACATAGGTGAACTCCTCCGGGCTCATGCTTGTGCCGTCTGGGTTTTTGTTTAGAGCAACTTTGAATTTGGGGTCATCCATTCTGATATCGCTTGGATTCTTTTCCAGAACTTCGGCTGCAAGATTTCTGTATGGTTCAAACACATCCTCGAGCGTGTATCCCTGGTCGAATTGGTTGGAAAACTGCGAGTACATAATCTTTGCTGTGTCTTTGGCTTTTTTGATGAGCATGTCCTGCGTATAAACGGTTCCAAGGTATGGTTGGCCTGTTAGCGCAGAACGGATTTGCTCGTCTATTCCTGGAGGATTGTAGTTGTACAGCCTCAAAGAATTTTTCAACGTGGTCGCAAGGTCCGTTTCGCCAATCGTTGGAGGAGCACCCTTGGCTGCTTGTCTGTTGGAAATGATTGAATACGCGTAGTACTGCGTTTGCAGTTCGCTGGCACCGGTGCTGAGCGAGTACGTGGCAAGGTCGCGTAGTTGGGTGTCATCTAGTTCGAGGTCGCTAAATTTGTTGCGCAGTTCCGGGATTTTGTCTTGAACTTGGTCGTCTTTATCTGCCTGTCCGAGAAGCGCCCAGGCCCGCTTGGATTTATCGGTTGAAGTATAAAGTTTTGTGCCCTGGACTTTTGAAATCCAAACCGCCCTGCCAGCATCTGTGGTTAGGTCGTATTTGTTTGGGTTGTTTGCAAAATCAATAAACAGGTCAATAAGGTCGTCACCGAGTGTTGCCCGCGCCCTGGCCTCGCCATCGGCTCCGTCAAGCATTGGTCCGAACTGTGGATATTCGATTTTGAATTGAGCGCGCCAATCTACTTTTGGCTTGGTTGTGGTTGCCTTGGGTTTGGCTGGCTTGGTTGTTTTAGGTGTGGTTGCCATTATTGACCCAGCGCATTCAATGCAAGTGCGATTGCGTTATTGAGGCCCCATGTTGTTTTTGCCGTTGGGTCCGCCTTTTCCGCGAACTGTCCAGCCGTAAGTTGACTGCTTGGCATTTGCTGTCCGGCGCGAACAGCGGCAACCTCTTTGTTTTGAATGAAGTCAATTGCGTCGGCAAGTTCTTTTTTGGTTGGAGCCCTG